CCACTATGTCCCTTGGTCAGATTATGCAGCTGCTTGGCTGTGGAAGGCCACAGGTCGCCTAATGGCTGCAACAGGAATTCTTGCCGAAGCGGTAACGGCCACCAAGACCGCGCTAACGGCTTTGGGCTTGAAACCTGTCACTGACCCACGCAATGCCCGACCACTCTCAGTGATGATTGAATTGCCAACGCTCGATGCGTTCACTTACAACGTGGGCGACATTCGGTTGGTCATTCGTGTTCTTGCTGGGCCACCGGGCAACCAAGACTCAGGTGATTATCTGATGACCACGGTTGACACAATTATGAACTCACCCATCGCCATAGTGGATGGAAGGCCATCTCTCGCCTCATACGGCGAGCAGATGCTTCCTTGCTATGACATGACCGTTGCCGTAGCAGTACGGCGAAACTAAAAAAGAAAGAAAACCCCAAATGGCTACCACCACATTTTTATCCAACGCGACCATCGGAATTACCCAAGGTGCAACCACTACAGACCTCAGCGACCAAGCCAACGCTTGCTCGATCACCATTGGCGTGGACTCGCTTGAGTCAACAGCCTTTGGCGATACCGGGCATCGTTTCACTGGTGGCCTCCAGTCAGTTGAAGTGGCAATCACTTTCTTCTTGTCTTACGGCGCTACCGAAGTTGAGGCAATCCTTGCATCATGCGTAGGCACAGGCACAACGATTCTGACCATCTCGCCATCAGGCGCAACAGAGTCATCGACTAACCCTGAGTACGTCATTACAAACGCCATGCTCGCTACCTTCACGCCAATCAACTCCACAGTTGGTGAACTCGCAACCGTAGAAGCCACCTTCACAGGCGGCACTTGGGTTCGCGACATCACCTGATAAACAAAGAAAAACACAATGCAACTCACGCTCAAGGTCACAACCGACCAAACCACATACGAAGTTAAAACCAACCTTTACGTCATTATCGCTTGGGAACGAAAGTTTAAACAAAAAGCCTCAAACCTTGCCACTGGCGTAGGACTTGAAGACTTGGCGTTTATGGCTTTTGAATCCTGCAAAGTTCACGGCATCTCGGTGCCAGCAATCTTTGATGATTACGTCAAGAAACTGGTTGCCATTGAAGTCATAACGGACGAACCAACAAACCCCATCGAGGAGGCACCTACTCACGATCACTAGCAGAACTGCTAGTTGAGACGGGTTGGTGGCCTCCACAAATACCATTCGAGATTCAAGACATGAACACAGTCATTGACGTGATAAATAAATCAAGGCGCAAATGACCAGTGAACTTGGCCCTATTGAAGTCGTCGGCCTTAAAGAAGCATTGGCGGAACTTAACAAGATTGACAAGAAACTCCGTCGGCAAATCACAACAGACTTCAAGCAGATTGTTGACCCTGTACTTGTTGAGGCTCGACGCAACATCCCTGACGATGCACCGCTGTCGGGTATGGAGCGTTCGTGGACTGGCAAGAGTGGCGCTGAACTTATGAAGTGGGACGCCAAGAAAGTCAATAAGAACTTGAAGGCCTTTACCAGTGGAAAGAAGGTTCGAGATGCACCGGGCGGTTTCCGTCAGAACCTTGCAACGTTTGGCATCAGGTGGGGTGGGCCGCAGGCTACCCTGTTTGACATGGCGCGTAAAGGCAATCTTTCCCAGTCTTTGCAGGCTAAATATGGGCCTCCGTCTCGTGTTATTTGGCGAGCGTATGAAGCGCAAAATGATCTGGTTGAAAAAGAAGTGCGCGACTTAGTGAATCGAGTCATGAAGATGACCGGCAATAACGGGAGAATCTGATGGCTATTACTATTCCAATTATCAGCGAGTTTGATGGCAAGGGCATCAACAAAGCCATTGCACAGTTTAAGCAGCTAGAGACAAACGGACAGAAAGCCCAATTTGCAATTAAGAAGGCAGCAGTTCCTGCTGGTCTTGCCCTAGCAGGTTTGGCTGTTGCTTTAGGTGATGCCACCAAGGGCGCTATTGAAGATGACGCTGCACAGCAACTGCTGGCAACAACGCTCAGAAAAACCACTGGCGCTACTGACGCGCAAATAAAAGCCAATGAAGACTTCATCACCACGCAAGGCAAATTGCTAGGCGTGACCGACAGTGAGTTGCGTCCTGTTTTGGGTCGTCTCGCTAAGGCCACTGGGTCAGTTACTAAGGCGCAGGAACTAGCAACTGCTGCAATGGATATCGCTGCCTCGACAGGCAAGCCACTAGCAACTGTGACCGCCAGTCTTGAAAAGGCTTACGGCGGCAACATGACTGCTCTTGCCAAACTGTCACCCGAACTACGCCAAATGATCAAGGACGGCGCGTCCTTTGATGAAGTAATGGCTGCAATGGCCAAGACCACGGGAGGCGCTGCAACTACAGCTGCTAACACTGCACAGGGACAATTCAAACGTCTAGGCGTCGCGCTCGATGAAACAAAAGAGTCAGTGGGCGCTGCACTTTTGCCAGCCATTGAAAAAGTGTTGCCATTCCTAACTGCCATGGGCGCATGGGCTGCAGAAAACTCAACAGTGTTCCTAGTTATTGCCGGAGTTATCGGTGGCATTGCAGCCGCCATTGTGATCACAAACGCAGCGATGACTGCATGGGCCGCAGCAACAAAAGCCTTCACTGTCATTCAAGGCATCTTTAATGCTGTCATGGCCGCCAACCCAATTGTGCTTTTTGCACTCGCCATTGCTGGTTTAGTTATTGGTTTAGTTATCGCCTACAAGAAGTTTGACGCTTTCCGCGACATTGTTGACGCTGTATTTAGTGCAATAAAAACAGGCATAAAGGGTGGCATGGACGCCATCACCACCTATCTGTCTTTTGTCATGGGTGTCTATAAAGCAATCTTCAACGGCATCGCAACACTGTGGAACAACACCATCGGCAAGTTGTCTTTTGAAGTTCCCAAATGGGTGCCGGGACTTGGTGGCAAAGGCTTCGACGTGCCAAATATCCCAATGCTTGCTGCAGGTGGAATTGTCACCAGCCCAACGCTTGCCATGATTGGTGAGCGCGGCCCCGAGGCTGTAATTCCCCTCACTGGCCCTAACGCTGGCGGTGGCATGGGTGGCAACACGGTCAACATCAACGTCAACGGTGGCGACCCTCAATCAGTAGTCAACGCGCTACGCACCTACATGCGTCAAAACGGCTCAGTGCCTATTCGAGTAAGCAATATCTTCTAATGGCTTTACAAACGTACACGGTCTATTACTCAACCGATTACACCAACTGGACAGCGCTGAACAATGTCCAAAACATAAATATCAAAGTAGGCAGAGAAGCCCAACTTCAACAATTACAGGCCAGCACAGCATCCTTTACTTTGCGTTACCCAACAGGTTATGCCTCACCAATAACTGCTCTTGTATCAGGAACCTACATACGCATTGACCATGAAAAAAGCAACGGGACATTATTCCCTACAACACTTTGGACTGGCATTATCAACAATGTTGATGTCAGTTACGGCATACCTTTTGCTGGTGGCGTAGGTAACGCTGACTTTTTAGATGTTTCATGCGAAGGTTCATTTGCCCAACTTGCGCGGATGAACGCTAACAACTATGCAATGCCAGCCGGCACAGTTGAATCTCAATATGACCTAGCCGAAATTGAAACCGGAATAAGTGTTGAATGGTTGGGCAACGGTGCGGCACCAGCAAGCCCAGCCACAACCATCACCTCTACTTGGGGAGACTGGGTAAACCGCATCGCTTTGACTGGAAATATGAGAATGTGGGACAGCAAGCAGGCTTTGTTGTGTTACACCATTAGCCCTTTCAACCCTTATTTATCAGACATCAATTTTAGTGACGTAACTAATAACTCAACTAATCAAGTTTATGAACGCATCGACTTTGGCTCTTTTGCTGACAACTACTACACCCAAGTCAGTGTTGAACCTGAAGGCTTTTCTACCCAAACAGTTACGCAAGTAGGCGCTACAACGCCCTACCGCACTTATCAGGTAAACACCCTTAACGCCAGCAATGCACAGGCTTTGGATTATGCCAACTATCTTTTGGCTAACTACGACACGCCTAATTTTGCTATTACCGCTATTACTTGTAAGGCTGAGTCACAGGCAAGTTTTCAATTAGACCGGGTTGGTTTTACAGCTGCTGACGCTCCTTTTTCGTGCGCTATGGGTAGTCAGGTTTCGGTGGCTTTTCGTGGCACAACGTACCAGTGCATTATTGAGGGTGCTGTTATGAGCGCCACGCCTGCTGGCTCTACTTACACTTACTATGTGTCGGGTGCTGAT